CGAGACCGTGTTTATCGTCTGCATGATGTCCGGGTCGAGAGCGCACCCGGGGAACTGGGACTGAAAGTCAGCGATTTTGCCCTGGACTTCCTGCGCCTTGGCCTTGAGCGCGTCGGCTTTTTCTTTTATTGCGCCGAGATTGAGACCGCCGAGTCCGTCCAGACGCCCTACGGGAAGACCGACCCGCTGTTTGAATGATTGAATCCCCTGAGACACGACGGATTTGGTGTCCTGGAGTTTCTGCGCCTGCCCGAGCGCTTTTTGCGCAAGGCCAAGAGGCGAACTATCGGTCGCGTCTTTGAGGACGTCGCCGAGTTTGGATTTCAGCTCGTCGCCGAGGTAATTTTTGAGGTTAGTTAGGCATTCCGACATACGATCACCCGATTTTCACCTTTGAAGATCCCTGTCCGACCTTGCCGGACGACAGGCCGTGCGAGTGCGGCGCGGAACCGCCCGCCGTTTCCGTCGCGGCCGCAAGCTGATCATCCGTGCGCGCCGCCGCCTTGCTTCCGCTTGCGATATTCACGTCGCCGGACGATTTCGCCAACCTCAACGCGCCGGCCACATCCCAGTCGCTGCTTCCCATGACCGAGACATTGTGATTGCCGCCGACCGTTTCCTCTCGGTTGCTCTTGCATCCGATGTAAAGATTTTCACCGGCGAGAAGTGACAGGTCTTTCGCCGATGCGATGTAAACATCTCCTTTTTCGGAATCCATGAGAACCGCGCTTCCCGCGCCGTCCTGCATGAGGATGCGCCGTTTGCCGGAAGTGGCATCGAGCAGGAACCGGTTGTCGGCGGCGTCCTTCATATATATCTTTTCTTTCCCGTCCTCCGACCGGATCATAATGTGCTGTCCCTTGCGGTCGGTGATTTTGATTTTCGTCTGGCCGTCCGTGTCATCGAGTTCGATGCGGTGGCCGGATTTCGTCTGCCATGCATGGTTGTCGGGAACATCCCGCGTTGAGTCGCCGGTTTCGGCCTCGTCCCACGGGCCGGAAGATTGCTTTTCCTTTTTATGGGTAACTTCCGCCGCCTCGGTCTTGTCCTCCGGCGCTGCCCACCACACTCCGACCCAAACGGGCCGGTTCGCGTCACCTTGCTCGAACTCAAGCCAGACGGAGGAACCCTTCTTGGGTATGGAAAAGAACCCGGTTCCGGAATCCCCGCCGTAAGGCACGCAAGGAAGCGCCCAGTCCAGGACTTCATCCCCGAAAACCTGAGGACACTTGCACTTCAAGCGTCCCCGGTGTTCCGGGTCCTTGTTGTCCTCGACGGTCCCGCGAAATTTCCCCACAAACGACGGCATGTCATATCTCCGAAAAGCTATCGCCCTTGAGAGGCGTGTTGTTGGTTTTCATTTTCTCAGTCTCGAACCCGCCGCTCGATTCAGTCCCGCCGCCGGAATTGCCGACCGCGTTTCGCGTGAGTTCGAGCGTGCTCTGGCACCCGTCCTGAGAAACTTTGAGAGTGTGCGTCTTCACTATCCATGCGCCGGAAAACACCGGGCCCACGCCGAGGATCGTGATCTTGTCCCCGGCATTGATCTGCGGGAATCCCCGCACGAGAGTGAGAGAGCCTTCCATCGCTTTTTCATTCTTATAATGTTTTGCGCCCGAAGCCGCGTCGAGTCCTTCCTGCGTGTCCGGCAGCGCGCCGCCGATCTCGTTATCCTTTAAATAATGTGTGGTCTCGACTTCGCTTTTGCCGCCGCCCGTGCCCACGCCGGAAAGAGCGCCGCCCCTGGGCGCTTTCGGGATGCTGTCTTTGTTCGAGACTCCGTGTGGTTCAACGGGCAGCATTTCAGGATTTCCTCGCGTTTGCTTTTTCGGACGGATATAGCGTCTCAGCTTTGCCCCGGTTCACGGTGCCGCTGTCTTTTGTTCCCTGTGGCTTGGCGACGCTCGTTTTTGATTTTGTTTTGACCGTCTTTTTTGATTTGTTGTTTATTGTCGCGCCTTCGACATCCTTGCCGGTTTCATCGCTCGCATAACGGGGCGAGAAGCTCTTCACCGTGTGGTTCCCTATGCGGTAATCGAATACCGCCGCGGGGGACTGATCGTCGAGATCGGGCGCTTTCTTGAACTGCATCGTGTTTCCCTTGACCCGGAAGATGAAGTTTTCCTTCCGCGCCATCTTGCGCAGGAAATCCACATCGGATTCCCAGGCCTGTGATTCCTGCTCGACGATTTCCTTTGTTTCATCCACGTCCGGCGTCCAGCCGTTTTTGACCGCTATCTTTTTTGCGATCTCCGAGCGTTTCATCTTTTTCCACGCCTTGTTCACCTGCCCCTCGTGTCCCTTTTTCGATTTGGCCGAACACTCTACGGAAAGAGTCGGGAGTCCAGATTCCGGGAATTGCGGCGTGAGACCGGAAACCTCGCCGATGAACTCTTTGGTCTTCCCCATGAAGTACCCCGCGACGATTCGTACCGACATTCCTTTCACCGCCAGTTTCTGGAACTGAAAAAACGGGTCATTAACCGTAACTGTGGCGGTATCCTTTTCCTCGATCTCGTCCTTGATCTCGACGTCGGTCACGAGTGACAACTCTTCCGGCGAAAACGAATGTGAGCCGAGCGTTATCTCGAAGTACGGCGACGCGAAGGATGCGGATGTCACGTTTACGACTGCCATTTCATTGCTCCTGCGGAAGCGGCGGTATCAATAACTGTTTCCCTACCGGCAGATCAAGCGGGTCCACACCGGGATTCTTGTCTGTGATGTACCACCAGTAATCCGGCGTGCCGTAATACTGATAACTGATGTTGTCTATCCGGTCGGTCTCGGTCACGGTGTGCAAAATGCTCCCGTCCGGTATCTCGCGGTCAATCTCTCGGAACGTGAGAGTATTCCGAACGAAATCCCGGAACCGCCTCGTGTAGACGAACACCTTCTCGTATCTGGAACCTTCAAAAACAGACATAACTATCACCGGATGCCTTCAAATTCGTTTTCACATACTTTTTTCAGGTCGAAGCAAAATTCTGACATGCGACAACAAACATGGTCGGGGTTGTGGGCATACGTTCCACAGTACAAACAATACTGTATCCTTTGTTCGGAATTACCCATGAAAAACAGCTTGTTCTCCTCGCAGTAGAACATGGGCACGCTTGTTATTCCCACATCGTCAGTGTTGGATAAAATAATCCGGTCGCATACGGAGCGCACAAAGGCGACGCCCCGGTTCTTTTCCGATAAGAACGTGTAAGGATTTTTTCCGTGCCTTATCACCCGATGCTCTCTTTTACAATCACATCCCAATTTGTCCGGGTTAAAGCATGTCGGCGTCAGGTTGCAGTACATGCGGTACTCGTTACGGACCGGCAGCCCGCAATAAATACAATAAAGTTCTCTTTCCGGAATCTCGCCTGAAACGCCTTCAAGCATGGGGTTGATAAAAAAAGCGTTTTTACAGTGATGGCACATGTAAATCCTTATCGGCATTTTTACGGTTCCCCGCTGGTCGCGCGTCATCCGGTGCATGCACTCGTTATAAATAGGAACCGTCCTGTCAGATTCCACTCTAACGTTCGCCGTCATTGCATAGTCTCCTTTTTTGAAATTACAAATATTGCCGCCGCGTCTGGTGCATTCGCTGGCTTGTCGCGTTTTTCCACAGGTCAATAACGAACGTAACTTGGGCCTTTACATAAACCGGCTCCATGCGGACGTTGAACCGCTCCTCCGTGAATTGAACCTGCGAAACATATCCTTCCCAGATACGGGTACCGATGCCAAGAAGCGCCCGCGGCGGCGGCACAAACTGCGCGTTGGTCAGGTCGTTCGTGTCCGGATAGGTGAACGCTTCAAGGATTGCGATCTCCCGCTGGACACCACCTTCACCGGCCTTGGTTCCGATGGCATCGAGAATGAGTTCGAATGTCACGTTGCGCTCCCCGCCGCCGGTGTATTGCACGAACGCTCCCGGCGCGCCGGGTGACAGACTTGTGTTGAACGTCGCCTGTTCCTGCCGCTGGAGCTGCGCCGGATTAACTGAAAAGTCCAGGATCACACCGCCCTCGGTGGAATAGAGAAACCCCTTGTCCGGTGTCGGTATGGAACTGATGGTGTCGTTCATGTCCGCACCGCCAGAGAGGGATTGAAATCATTCGAGAATCCGGCTTCGCGTTTTCGCTTCTGCATGTATTCGAGTTTCCTGATAATCATCTCAGCAAGTTCATCAACAGTCTGCCGGTCGATTTCTTTTACGTTCGGAAGACTGATGGATATGTGATTACTTACGGTCGTCGACGCCGGAGCGGTCGGTTGCGTGTGAACAAGTCCACTTGCTGGTATCCTGTCCGCGAACCGGATGATCTTTTGAACCGCTGGAGCGGGTGTGATGACTTCGCCCTGGTGAAGCGTCGCCGAAATGCCGCCGGTTTTTGCAACATAACCACCGGTGGCATATCCTTTCCCTTTTTCCTTCTGCGGTGAAGGAATATTTATTCCAATGTAACCAAGCGCCGAACGAAGCCAGTCGGGAATAAGGCCGACGAGTTTTGCCCTGATCTGTGCAACCGCTCCGGTGATCTGTCCGACTATGGAATTCCACACACCGGCGACAGCGGTCTTTAGTCCATTCCACAAGCCGGTGATGAAAGTAATCACCGCCTGCATGCGGGATTGGATGCCAGCGATCACACCGGACATCGTCCCTGAAATGGAGTTCCAAACGGCAGCGACCGCTCCCTGGAACTGCTGCCAGCGCATCTGAATGGCGGCGACGACAGTCATTATCCGGGTCTGGATTGCGTTCACCACCATCATCACGGACATGGAAATAGCCTGCCAGAGCATGGTTATGAACATCCGGAATTGTTGCCAGCGCATCTCAATCGCCATGAGAAACATCGAGATTGTCTGGCGAATGAAATTAATGGCCGTGGAAACAGCCGTTGTGATCGTGTTCCAGATCATGATTACCGACTGCTTGAACGATTCCCATCGCGCGACAATCCACTGGATGACCATCGATATGATGTTTGAAATGTAATTGATCGCGCCCGATATCCACTGACTCGCAGTCTGCCAGGCGCTGACGAGTCCGTTCCAGATAGCCTTTGCGAAGTACCACACCCAGACGATTGACTCAGCGATTGCCCGGATGAACGCGATTTGAAACTTCACGACGGCGGCGACGACTTTGAAGATAAAAACAATTATTTTGCCGATTATCGGAAGAATGAAGGTCAGAACGCGAATGAGCATCGTCAGGTATCGAACACCGACTGTGGCGATGAATCCTATTATTTTCCCCAGCACGTTCCCAAAACTCTGAGCGCTATTTACGGCGTTCTTACTCTCCCCCGAAAAAAGGGCGAAGAATTTACCGACGACGTTCCACGCGATTTTGAAACCATTAATAATCATGGTCACAAGCGGCTTCAAAGCGTTAATCAGATTTCTATAAACTGGCTCCACGGCGGAGATGAAGCCGGTGACATATCCTTTTATGAAACTCCAAGCCATTTTCAGGAAGTTGGCGATGCCCTGAACTGTCTTCATGAGTCCGGCGGCATTCAGGCTTTTTTCAAGTTCCGGACCGATAGGCTGGCCGCGGAGGATCGCAATCACGCCTTTTACGATTTTTACAAAAGTCTGGAATCCGCTTTTTAGCTGGTTCCATATCGGGATCACAAAATCCCTGATGCCGCCGAAATTATTTTTCCAGGCATAATAAAGAAGCGCTTCGGCGGCGATCACTGCGGCGATTATTCCGATTATCGGCGCAATGGCGGCGACGACACCGCCGAGAGCCCCCGCGGCCATGGGAAGCGCGGAAAGCCCGACCGACAACATTCCGAGCGCTCCGAGAAACGTAAGTATCGCGCCGCCGACAAACAGAAGCCCGCCGAGCGCCGCAACAATAAGCACAATGCCGCGAAGAGCGCCGGGGTGTTCCTTCGACCATTTCTTGATGCCCTGAACAAAAGATGAAATCGCCTTTGCCGCTTTCGTTATATATGGAACCATCTCGTTGGCGATCTCTATGGCGAGCGCGACGACCGAGTTCCAGGCAATCTTGAGTTGCGCGTTCATACCTTTTAGCGAATTGTCATATTCCTTCTGAAGCGACACGCCTTCGGCGAACGCTTTGTTGGACGTATCCACGAATCTTCCCAGTAGAGATTGCTGTCCGTTGACTGACTTATTCGCCTCAACCAGTTTGAGCAGCACATCAGTTCCGCGCGCCCCACCGATGCCGAGGTCGGTCAGCATGGACGCGACCTGAAACTTGTCGAACTTTTGCAGCCCCGTGGCGAACTTGGTCAACGCGCCGTATGCGTCCTTTTCCATCAGTTGTTTGAATTCGGCTGTGGATACGCCCGCGACCTTCGCGTACTTGTCCGTGCGTTTCATCATTTCCATGAACATGTCCGACATGGCCGTGCCGCCGACTTCGGAGCTGACACCCATGTCTGTCAGCGCCGCGCCGATGGCGGAAATCTGCGGCATCGTGAGACCCAGCGATGAACCCGCGCCGGCCATGCGCGATGTCAGTTCGGCAATAGTCGGGGCAGTGGCTGTCGAGATGTTGGAAAGCTCGTTCAGAACGGAACCCATGTTCTTTGCTTGCTTGATGGGAATCTTGAACTGGTTGGCAATCTTGGCGAGCGCCGCGCCGCCTTCTTCCGCCGAAAATTCCGACACCGACGCGAGTTTCGCAACCGTGTCAGTGAACGAGGACAGGTTCTCAACACCGTTTATGCCGAGCTGCCCGCCGATCTCTCCGATGTTGGCGAGTTCCCTCGCGCTGTTCGGCATTTTCGATGACATTTCTACAAACCGGTCGCCGAGTTTTTTTATCTCAGCATCGGTCATGCCGGAAGTCTTCTGCACGCCGATCATCGCTTCCTGGAAATCACCGGCCACCTTGACCGTAGCCGCGACTCCTCCGAGCATGGTCGCGCCAGCGCCCATCATGCCGATACCGGCATAAAATGTCTTCGAGGACGCCTGCATACGCGAAGCCAGTTCGTCACTTTTCTTTGAAAGGGAATCGAAATTCTTTTCCACTTTCTGAAAAACGGCGGACGCCTGGTCCTTCGCCTGAATGAGTATGCCGAGTCCGAAGTTGTTCATCGTTTCCTTCTCGCCGCGTTTTTTACCTGGCGTTCCTCTTCCCGGTACTGATCGGAAAGTCTTTCAACAAACCACCGCCGGACCCGGGCCGGAAGCCGCCCGACTTCCTCAAGCGACTTGAACGGCCCGCGCCCGTAGCAGAGGAAGAACGATTCCTCTAAGATTTGCTCTTCCGGGTACCGGGGAAGAAAAAATATTCGTTGATCGGAAGCTGCACGTCGAATTCGTCATCGCATTCGGGGCAGGACGCCTCGACGACAGTGTCCACGCCGCATGTTACAGCGTCGATCTCCTTGCGGTAAAACTGAGAATCCGCCCCCGGCAGCGTCTCGAAGAATTTCTCCGAAAAGTTCTCGTCGCCATCCACGGCGATTGTGTGCAGGAGGAGCGACAGCCGGATGATCTCCTGCGGTGTCTTTCGGAGCGTGCTGGAGATTTTCTTCTCGTCGCGCCCGCGAAGCAGACGGAACGTGACTTTCTTTCCGGTGCGCGGCAACGTGATCGTGTGCGTCGCGTCCGGATCACCCTCGAGTTTCTTTACGGGCAGGTCCGCGAGATTGATGTTTACGCTGAACGTATGCCCGCACGATCCGCACCGTACTTTGAAGTCGTAATCGTCGCCGAAAGAAAGGCGGCGGATGGCGAGCATCAAGTAGTACCGGTCGCCGACGAGCAGGTTATCGAGATCGATATCCTTCTCTACAATACAGTTGCGCAGAATCTTCTCGAATGCCTCGCCGGATTTGAGCATCTTCGGACTTGCGAGAAATCCTTCCTCGGTCGCCGTCATTTCCCGGATGGTGCATTCAAGCCCTGAGGGGAGAGTTGCTTTTTCAGTATAGAGTTCCATTCGTCACCTCTTCATTCTTTCTCGAATCCCTCGTGCGCCAGCGTAAGCTTCGTGATCTGGTGCTCGGAGGACTCATTGTCCCAGTCGTCGGTTTCAAACGCGGCGGGAAATGCTTTCGGAATGACCCAGCGGGTCAGTTCCGCGCCGGACCTGTCTTTCTGGATGACCGTCACCTTGCGCTTGTATTTCCGTTCATCCGCCGAGCCGGTGCCGGACGAGTGGTTGTAAATCTCGGCCCACCAGTTGTAGAGGTCGTCGTCATCCGTCATGCCGCGCTCGAGTTCGATGTCGTCGAACTTGATTGTTCCCGGCTGTTTGTGCGGAGTGAGCGCGCCGCCCTCGGAATATTCGATGATCTCGGCTTCGGCCTTCAGTCCGGAACACTTGTTGAATGCCGCGCGGACCACGCCATCGATCTTCACGATGAAGGCGTACTTGTCCCAATAGTTAATAGCGGTTCCCTGTACGGGCATGTCATGCACCTCCCCCCGTAAATTCCTCAAAGAGTCTTCCGCCATCCCACTGGGTAATGCGGAAGATCACGAACTCAGCCGCTTTTGTCGGCGCGATTCCGATCTCGGTCACAACCTTGTACTGGTCGATGATCGCCTGCGTGTTCAGCTCGCCGTCGCACTTAACGTAGAAAGCGTCACGCCAGTTTCCCGTTCCGCCATCGAAAAAAGCGCCCTCGCGCCAGTATTCCTTCAGGAAAAGCGTGAGCGTGGTTGTGAGGTCTTTCCACAGATCGATGTTGTTCGGTTTGAATACGGCCCACTCGGTTCCCTCCGCGATGGACTCCACCACATTCAGAAACAGGCGGCGCACATTGATCGAGCGCCAGTCGGAAAGAGCGGACAACGTCCTGTTTCCCCACGCTACGACGCCCACGCCGCGCTTTTTCATGATGGGATTTATGCGCGCCGGGTACAGCGTGTCGCGCTGTCCTTTATCGAGCGTGTATTCCAGCCCGAGAACATCCACGAATATGCCGTCCTCAATTCCCGCCGGCGCTTTATGGACTCCATGCACAACGTCCGTCTTGGCGTAAATGCCGGAGAGCTGCCCGGACGGCGGGACGATCCTTTCCTTGCGGGAATTCGGATCGAGGATTTTGATGTTCGGGTAATACAGCGCGGCGTATTTGCAGTTGAACGCCGCGGTGTCCTGGACGTATTCCTTTATCTCGGTCACATTCATGCCGACCGGGGGATCGAGGATCACAAACAAATCCTGCCGCAGTTCGGAGTACGTACAGAGAGCGTTCTGGACGGTCTGCGTGGTGATTCCGGGACAGGACAGAATGTTGATCTCGTCCACGGGATCGAACGCGAACACACCCGTGCGCGACGCCTGGCTCCCAGCGTAGTCCGTGTCGCCGATTCCGGTGAGACCGTCTTCGCCACCGGTGATCGGGTAAGTTCCTTCAGCGGGCCGGTTATCCGGGGCGACGGCTGCGCTGCCGAGGTCTTCGAGGACGATGTACTCGGATTTGCCGTTCATCCGGTCGAGCGCGAAATTTTCAGACTCCGGATTCATAGACAGGTCGTCGTGCGTCTCCACAAAGACGTTCTTGAAATAGACTTTGATGCGGAAATGGTTTGCCGGGTCGGTGGTCGCGGGGATGACTTTGATGGAAATATCGTTGCCCCACTTGCCCGGAGAAACCGCCTTCACGCCGAGCGTCGGCACGGGTGTCGCGGTGCGATCATTGAGCGTCGTCGCGCTGGTTACGCACGTCGCAGTCGTTGCATCCGTGATGTCGGTGTAGTGGACGATGCGCGCCACATAGCAGCGGCCTTTGACCTTTTTGAAGAAGCCGTCAACGGCGTAGGCGAGATAGCTGTTCGGGATATACCCCCCGAAGACGCGCTTGAACTGTGCAAAGGATGTGATGAGAATTGGAACACCCGCGGGTCCGCGCTCGGCAATGCCAAAAAACGCGGCCACAGACGCGCTGACCCGCTCAATGGTGTTCCGGTTGCTTTCCTTCTCCTCGACAAATATGTCTGGGGATAAATATTCAGGCATGGAGATTCACCTCCTGTGGTTTCAGGATTTTCCTTTCTTTTTATCCGTGGCGGCGGGCGGCTTTTCATCCTCGACCGCGAGAAAACCACGCCTCACCAGCCGGAAAACATCCGGAGATTCAATCGCCGCCGCGGGGACTGACTTTGATTCCCCGGCGAGGATATGCAGTCCGCGGCCTTTTCCGACGTTCACCGTCAGCAGAGCGCCGGAGATGTTTTTGAGAACAACGCTTTTCAAATCGAATCACCTCTGTTTCATCAGCGTGAATATGTTTCAATCCGGGCTCTCGTTCTGAAATCGCAGAGAACGAAGTCCCGGTACAGCACGAGTTTTCCTTCCTTGACGTCTTGGTCGAACACTTCGACGTCCTCAATTCGGTATCGCCCCGACGCTTGCCGCAGATTGAATAATTCGGGCGGTCGAGACCGCCTATCGGAACCATCTCGCGGAGATTGAACGAGAAACCGGTGATGATTATCTCCAAGTTGTCGAGAAAAAAAACAATGGCTTTTTCCTGCAGGTCGAGAAGTTCCACCCCGTTGGCCGCCGTCAGAACAAAGTCGAAATCCAGATGGTAGTACCTGGGCCAGTTGCGCTCGGTGTAGGAGAGGTTGTCCCTGTCCACTTCGATGCGTTTTTCGGAAACGCGCTTCGAGCGGTTCTCCTCCAGCTTCGGTCCGATCACGAGGAGCGACGGTGTCTGCTTTATCTCGTAATAATCATTCGGCGGCACGAGCGACGTGTTCTGAGTGACATCAGACTGGAGTTTTCTTATCAGCGCTTCGATGACTCCTCTAATGCATGAGGCCAAGGATTTCCTCCGCGAAAATGGCTTTAATTTCCGGCTTATATTGCTCCATGACCGGATGTAGAAAGGGTCTTGGCGGGATAACCACCGTCACACCGTTCGGCT